TCATCAGTACTTGCTAAATGTTCTCCAGGAACAAAATCTGCTATAGGTTTAAAAGAATAAATATCTTTACAACCGTACTCTCCTGAAGCATTTAAAACAAATCTTTCATGAGGTTTCAAATCTTTAGATGGTTTAGATGAAAGTTTAGATGAAAGTTTTTCCAATACTGCTTCACTGGAATAATCAATTAAATTGAAGTGACGCATGGTATAACCAGGTAAAAATCCTTTATTATAAATACCTTGATATTCTTTGATATCTTCGCCTTCTCCTTTAATTATTACAGTAGCCATGGCAATAAAATCTACGGTGTATTCTCCTCCGATTAATTCTTTTAAAGCATCTAATTTACCTTTCATTAAGTCTTTCCAACCTAATTGAAGTTCAGTATCATCTTCACGATAATCTAAACCACCTAACCAACTTCTCAAGAAACCATAAAAATCTTCTTCACCTGAATATGCTTTTCTATAATCACGTTTAGCAAACCACGCTGGCAATGTAGCTTCATCAGATGCCCAAGAACAAACTCCAATATTATTGATATATTGTTGTTTTGACTCATCCTTATTCAATCTAACTTTATCTTCTAAGAAGAAAGATACTTTGAATGGTCTGATTGCTTCATCTTTGGCTTGTAACCAAAAATCAACTCTAAGATAATCGTTTCCATCATTACTTTCACCCAAATAAACAGCAGCTTTGCTCTCTTCTTTAAGGTCAATTCCAAGTATATCCATATACTCTTTTTCTGAAGGATTGATAGCTATTACACTTACTTCAACCATTCCAATTTTTTTAGTAAAATCAGCTTGTTCTCTTACTTTTCCTTTAATTGTACTCATAATTTCTTCTAATTTTAATTTATAATATATTTATTAATCACTGATATTTTTATTTAGTGGGAAGAGGAGAAGAAAAGACAGTATCCCAGTAAAATACTAGGTCGTCATTGATTTTCTCACTTATTAACATTTTCCCGTGCAATGCTTGTGAACGACTACCTGCTATGATAGAATCATTTTTAACATCAAAATTGATCCAACGTTTGTCGCCGTCGGCCACTAATTTACCTAAGGCTGTTACCTTAGAAGAAAAGATTCTTTTTAACTTTCCTGTAAGAGCAATTTCATTACCAATTACTTCTTCTTTACCATCATCCTTGATATATTTATCAACAATATGTGCTGCATATACCCTATATGGACTAATTTGTCTAAAAAGTTGAATTTGTTTCATAAACCAATTTCTTGTCCATTGATAACCTGCGCCCTCTGGAAGACTAGTAACAGGTTTCCATTCAGAGTGACCATATGGAATTATTTTACCATTAGGCATGTTTCCTGATCTATTAAATTTCTTACCTACAGTTGCTCTCATATATTCAAGAGTTCCACCTATTACAGAAAACATATCTAAATCAGATAAACCATCTATAATTAAATATTCATATTTACCTGGCTCTTCAAGTAAAAGGTCTCTCCACTTGATATAAGCATTATAAGCATCCCAGTCATCAGATAAGTCATCTTCATATACGCTTATCTTTCTAGCATCAATGTATTCATATCCACCTTTCTCTAAATCTAATGCTACTGCATTTCTTTCTCTAGTTAAGGCACCAAGTATAGTACCTTTTCCTATTTTAGGGATTCCAACTAAAACGAGATCCCTAGGATCCGTTCCAGTCGCTTTCGTAACATCATCAGGTAATTTAAATTTTACCTTCTTAATTTCTATTGCTGTTTCTGTCATTTGTTTATTTATTTAAATATGTTATTTTATCTTTATCAAAAAATTCTAATGCTTTCTTTAACCAATTAAGTTCTATTTCATTATCAGATGTAAGAATCATAATTTCAGCACGTTTCTCTGGATTGTTATATTCCATACTCATAGCTCTGTTAATTTTTTGAGCCAATCTTTCAGCATTACTATCAAAGGAATTAATTAGAATTCTATTTAATTTTTTATAAGTAATACCACTTCCACCAATTTTGACTACAGCCATTTGGTTTATTTTACCATTAACAAAGTCTAGGTATAATTCTTTATCAGCAGATTTTCCATGATATGTAGGAATACCTAATGATTCAGCTATTTCTACAAGACCACAGAATACCAGGATGCGTTCGTCCTTGAATCTTTTAAGGACCTTTATCGTTGTTTTAGCTTTTGATATGCTCCTTTGGAAGATCCTAGTACGCGTTAGCCTCATGAAATTAGCATTCTTTCTCTCTCTATCCATCTTATTGATAACCCATGTTAAAGCTCTTGCCTGACTCTTGTCTGTTCTTTCTAACTTCTTATAGTTACCTTTAATAGTATTATCTAAGGGAACATATAAAATTTTTATACGATAGTCTGGTATAATTTTATCTATAATACCTTCAGCTAAACTATACTCAGCAATAACTCTTAAACCTAATTCTTTGTAAAGTATCTTTTCAGTTTTCTCCATTAGAGTCCCTGTAAGACATAATACATCTCTATTGATCATAAACAACCTTTCACATGCCATACGCTGAGCAGGACTCAGTAAATGCACCTCATCAATGATTACAAGTTCAAACTTTTTATCCACATGTTTTTTAATAGATACATGAGTTGTATAGGTTACATTGCTATCATCAAATTCTCTTTTTTTAAAATCGTCTATCCATGATTGTTTAATTACTTTATCTGGATAAGCTATAAGGATATTAATACCCTCGGGCAATTGTTCTATAATATTAATAGATGTAAAAATCTTACCAAATCTTGGTGTTAAATAGAGTATTCCCCATCGTTTTTCTAACCACATGTTAGCGAACTTACTCTGAAGTTCATTTCTAAGATTATTATTCAGCACCTTTAGTTTCTGTTTTATCTACATGTTCAGGAGTAGGATAATGATGATATCCTTGTCCATCTACAATTCCTATTCCACCACCACCTTGACTTCCTAAAGTATGGGTACGATATTCTACATTTCTAACTAATCCTAAAGCTATAGCATTAGCATGAATTGTTTTAGATTTTTCAGCTTCTAATTGATATTCAAGCTTTTCTACTTTTAAAGCAAATTCTTTCTCTTTTAATTCAGTTCCTTTAGCTTCTAAATTATAAAACTTACTTATTTGTTTATCCTTATCTGAAAGCATTCCTTCCATTTTAAGGATTCTCTTATCTTGATCCTTAGTTTTATTAGTCAATAATATTAATTCCTTTTCATATTCAGGAATTTTAGCTAATTCTTTCTGTAAAGTTTCTCCTACCTGTTGTGGTAAATTTTCTTTAATAGCATCATGTATTCTTTTATCTAATTTTGCATTCATTTCATTTGGTTTTAAAAAATTCTATTTAATATGTGCTTAAATACTTGCATACTTGTCAGTTCTGAATGATTCCAACTATAACTAAGATGCCATATAGCATATCCCCATGTTATAATATTTATTAAAATCATAAATATAAACCAACTCCAATATTTTATTTTATTTTTAATAGTTTTATTCATAATTTTAATTGCTTTAATAGTACCTTAAGCTCTGATTTATTCTTAATGTTAATCATAAAAACTTCATTACTTCTTAAGTTTATTAACATATTTTGATCTAAAGAAGGGTCTCTAATCGCTATCGTTATTTCTTTATCATTATGAAATAACATATGATTACCTTTGTTATAAAGTTTACCACCTGAGTTCATCTTTTTATCAAATACCCAATCTAAACTTTCAATATCTTCTTTATCTAAGTATTTAATTCTTACTTTTTTCTTGTCTAAGGCAATTGATACATGTAAAATATCTGAAGCATTTCTAACAGTATTTTTTCTCCATTTTACTTCATCATCTCTTAAATTTTCAGGTAATAAATTACCATATTTACCTACTTGCATTCCAAACATAAAAACTTCAAATTCAAATCCTACGTGAAATTCTTCTATTTCTGGTGTATAATATTTAATAGTTTGATCCATAATTGTCGTCTTCTTCTTTTATAAAAAATGTTTTATCTACAACATCATCATAATCGCTATCGGTCATTTCTCTCTTCTTAGGGAGTTCCTTGAACAGTCCTACCTGGCCAAGAAATCCTAATCCGACCCGAACGTCGTCCTCGCCGTAGCTATTTTTGATTAATCTTAAGCTCCTAAAATATTTAGCTCCCCATTGGTCCCTAAGTCTGCTAAGGTCATATCCACTTGGATCTTCTACCTTATATCTCATAGGATCAAACAATGCTAATACTACATCAGCATCATCTTGAGTATTGGAACTATCTTTAAAATCTTCTAGTTGAGGTTCTACATCTCCACTACGTATTCTGTTAATATTTGCTATTTCTCTATTAAACTGAGATACTACTACAGGTGTATACCCAAAAAAATCTCTGATATGTCTTAATTCATCTGACATTTTATCAATACGAGCTTTCTTTGAAGGATATTCTTTAGTAGGTTTCAATAACCCTATATGGTCAATAACTACAATTGTTACTGTATCAGGATCATTAGGTATATATCTTTTATGATACTTATCAACTTTTACAACAGTACCATTTTCCATCGCATACTCTTTTATCTGAGCAGCAACTCCAATAGGATTTTCAGTACCATCAATGATGTGTACAATTTTACTTAAATCATTTATATACTTTTCATAGGATAAGAATAATCTGTAATCATCATCAGATAATCTCCCAGTCCAACCTAACAACTTACCCAATGGTATTATTGTTCCAGTATCCAGAAATATTTTTCTAGCTACCCATTTACCTAATTTATAGTTTCTGCTTCTTTCCATCGACCGATAGATTATATGTAGCTTCTGTCCTTTCTTATTGAACTTTGATTGTACCCATTCTGAAGGATTCAATACAAACGCATCATCTATTAAACTAGTTTTTCCACTTCCTGTAAGACCTCCAACGAGGAAATACATCTTTTTACGTAAGCCTATATAATGATTTAAGCGATCAAAACCCATAGGAATTCCTCTGTTCTTTCCTGATCGCCCATCATCTACATCTTGTTTTAAGTTTGTAAAATTCATTATATATCTATTTCTTTAGCTCTAGAAGAAGTATGTTTAACAACACCACTTTCTCTCATATGTTCTATAAATGCTGCAAAAGTTCCTTGATATATATAAGTAGCACTATTCTGCATATATGTTAATTGATTTTTACCATTTTTTACAGACATTTCTTTACGTTGAGCTATATCAAATTTAGTAGCATTTATTATTTCTTCAGAAGTATATTCTCCTTTATCTAAAACAGCTTTCCAACAGCGTCTTGCTCTAGTTTTATCTCCTCTAAGATTTCTAGTTAGAGAAAATGTTCTATTTCTATGAGTAAATCCATCAGTTCCTGGATAAATTTTCCACCATTCATCAAATGAATCATCATGACTAACTCTTTTAGTTAGAATTATATTATCTTCTGAACTGATAAATTTTAAAAGATTTTTACTTTCTAAATTTAATTTACCTTCATCAGTTAATAATAATTTACGTATTAATCCATGGTAAACATTTTCAATACGTTTACTGCCTAATACTAAAGGTTTTATATCATAATCTTCTTCTATCAATTTCAATAGAAAAATCATATCCAAGCTATACGCCTTTTTTGCTAGTGCCAGATAATGATTTGGTGTTATCTTTAATTCCATGTTTTTTGGTTTTTTTGTAGGTAATTTTAGCAATAACTTTAGCTGGAAGTCTAAAATATTCATAATATTCTTGTTCCAATAAACTTGCTCTCTCTTGAGCAAATATTTCATCTTTTAATGCTTCTCTTTCCCAATCTTGGTTAAAATCTTGTGTCATATTTATCCTTTTAATCTTAGTCCAAAATGCTCATAAAACCAATCAAATGTTTTCTGAGCCTTAGTCCTGTTAAATCTAAAAACTTTCTTTAATACAGGGATAGCATATTTTTCAAACTCCCTTTGCTGTTCTCTGGTTAGTGTCCAGTTAAATCTCCATGCATCATCACTTAAAGTATCAAGCATAGTTTTACCAACTATTTTAAATTGATACTCCATAAGATGTTGCATTATATTAGCCCTTCTAGGCTT